CTGTCCGGATACATCGCGTTCCAGCTCGCGGTCATGCTGGGGTGCAATCCGATCTACCTCCTCGGGATTGACGTAGCAGGGCGCGAGCGCGAAGATGGCACCGTTGGACTTACGGCCCGTTGTCCGGACAGAGACCCGCTGGTGAGAACGGGGTCCTGGACCGTGCGCAAGTCCGAGGCTGTGGAGGTGCGGCCAGGCTGGTGGAGACCCCAGGTCTGGCAGGACACCCCGCTGAACCACTGGCGTGACCTGATCGGCTCCGCGGAGGAGCTGGGTCACCAGGTGTACCGGACTTGCGACGGGGGCGCCCTGACCTGGGTGCCCGTTGCGACGACGGTGCCATGCCAGGACCGCAGCCCCAGAGCCTCTACCTCCTGACGGACCCGGGCGTCCCGCTGATCCTGGACGCCACCCTCGGCCGCGATGAGAGCTGGCTCTTCGTCTTCCAGCGCGCGGTGGACCGCAAGACCGAGGACTTCTCCGCGTCGGGCTGGGTGCTGAGCTACGCCATCTCCGAGCATGTCGGCGACAGCAGCCCCGCGAAGACCGGCACGCTCTCCGTCACCGACGCGGACAGCGGCGAGGCCACGCTGGCCCAGGCCGCGGCCGACTTCAGCGCACTGACCTGGGATCTCGGCGAGGCGCTCAAGGCGCTGTGGCTGGAGGTCCGGGTCTCGAAGGACGGCGCCGTGCGCGCCTGCATGGACGGGACCGGCAAGACGCACTTCCCCTTCCGCCTGCACAGGAACACCGCCTGATGCGCTGGCCATGGACGAGCAAGAACGGGGCATCGGCCGCGGTCGCCGGGCCTGGGAGGCGGGAGCGGATCATCGAGCCGGGCATCCTCGGGATCGAGGACTACTTCGGGATCTCGATGGAGGCCAAGGCCGAGGGCGGCGGGCGCATCCGCGGCATGGTGCGCAAGGGCGAGATCGAGGACTCGATCTACTCCGACTCGGCGGTGTCCTTCGAGGGTCAGACGCCGATCGGTCTGGACGCCTACCAGGCGCAGTACGGCAACAGCCTGTGGGTGTTCACCGCAGTGTCCGCGATCGCACAGAAGCTCGGGTCCGTCCGCATCGTGGCCGGCCGGCACAACGGCGCCGACTTCGAGGACGAGCCCGAGAGCCTGTTGCAGGAGCTGATCGACCGGCCGCACCCGAACCTCTCGCAGAGCGCGTTCGTCCAGCTCTGGGCCACGTTCTTCGAGCTGGCCGGGTCGGATCTGATCGCCTTGCTGCGTGACCACGGAAACATGCGGGACAACATGGGACCGCTGACGGGTTTGTTGCCGCTGCGACCCTCGCGCATCGAGATCGAGCCGGGCAACAACTTCGCGCGCTGGTTCATTCACCGGCTGGACGCGGGCCGCTACAGCGAGGTCTACATCCATCCGGACAACGCCTGTTTCACCCGGAGCCCGAACCCCTCGAACGACTTCTGGGGGCTCAGCAAGGTCGGGGTGGTCTCGCGCGAGATCGAACTCGACAAGGTGGCGCTGCGCTACAACGACTCCAGCCTGCGCAAGGGCGGCGTGCCAGCGGCCAAGATCGAGACAGACAGCCCCATCACCGAGCGGCTGCGCAACCGGATCAAGCGCTACTACCAGACGATCTTCGGCAACGCCGATCGGAACGGCGACGTGGTCGTGCTGAGCCACGGCCTCAAGCTCACGCCAGCCGGGTTCAGCCCGAAGGACATGCAGTTCCTGGAGCTGACTGAGACCAACAGCCGGCGCATCCTGCGCATGTGGAAGGTGCCTCCCGTGGTGGCTGGTCTCTTCGCCGAGGCGAGCGTGCTGGCCAACGCCGACGCCCAGGTTCGATTGTTCTATGAGAACGCGGTGGTCCCGGCCGGGGATTTCTTGGTTTCCTGCCTCAACGCATCGATGCGGAACGTGCTGGAGATCAAGGTCGGCGAGCGGCGCGAGCGGCTCAACCCACGGGACAGATGGGGATTCCGGTTCGCCTGGGAGGACGTGGACGCCCTCAAGGACGACGACGGTCCTCGGATCGATCGCGCGCGCCTCGACTACGAGGCCGGCGTCATCACCATCCAGGAGCTGCGAGCCGTCCAGCAGCTCCCACCCATCGAGGGGTTCGATGACAGCCGTCGCATTGCCGAACCCTCGGTCCTGCCCGTGCTCGTGCAGGGCCGCATCGTGACGCCGAACGAGGCCCGCCGCGCGCTGGCCCTGCCTCCCATCTCCGGCGGAGACGAGTTCCGAGAGCCCAGCATCTCGGACTTCCTCCAACTCAGTGCATCGCGGGACCCGATCTCTCACGCCATGATTCCCGGGCTTCGCGGCCCAGCGTTCGCGCACAGCGAGACGGCGAAGCGGTTGGGTCGCGCCAGCCTCCGGTCCTTGGTCCGCGCCTGGCTGCCTCGCAGTCTGGCGGACACCCGTTCCGCCCTCAGCGAGCAGCTCGAGCGCGTGCTGGACCGCCTGACGGCCGTGGACAAGAGCGGGCCGGACACGACCTGGAACCGTGCCAAGCGCGCCGCCCGCGAGCAGAAGGGCATCGACGATGTCCTGCTGAGCCTCCTGTTCCCAACCGACGAGGAGGCGGCGCTCTGGCGCAACAAGACGGCGCCGGGGCACCTGCTCACGATCCTGGCGGCCGGCGAGGCCAAGCTGGAGGGAGTCCTGGATCCCGAGCTGCAGTTCGCCATCGACGAGCGCAGCACTCGCATCCAACGCTACATGGACAGCGTCTTCGCGTCCCGGGTGCAGAAGATCCAGGAGACCACGCGGGAGAAGCTCCGGGCGATCCTGCAGGAGAGCTTCGCCCAGAGCGAGCGCCCGTTCGACACCAAGAAGCGCATCGTGGACCTGTGGCGCGAGATGGGCGAGGGTCCGTCCACGGCCGGGAGCGTGGAGTCGCGCGCCGAGCGCATCGCGCGGACCGAGCTGCACACCGCGCTGAGCAAGGGCAGCTTCGAGAGCCTCCAGCAGGCCGCCGACAAGGGCGCCACGATCCTCAAGAGCTGGCTCTGGTCCGGGATCAGCCGGCAGGACCACGCGGCGCTGCAGTCGTCCACGGGCGCCTCCCCAATCCCACTGACCGAGCGCTTCGCCAACGGCCTCCTCCACCCGCACGAGCCGGGAGCACCTCCCGATCAGTCGATCAATTGCGGGTGTTCGACAATCGAACATATCGTCCGACCCCCGAACCCCGAAGCAGGAGCGCAGTGATGGCACGGATCCTCACCCCAGCGCGCGGATTCTTTGCAGTCCGCAAGGACGGATGCCAGGAGTTCCCGGCGTGGCCATCGGGCGCGATTGTGGTGCCACGCCCTCAGCACGCGCTGGTGACCGCCAGAGGCGACGAGCGGTCGATCGACGTGCTGCGCGGCTCGACGCTGGACGACGCGCTGGCGGCGGCGCGGCGGGCCGTGGACTGTGAGTCTGCGGACGCGGTCCGGATCGGCCGGTGCCTGGGAACGTTCGGTCGGCCGGCTCTCTACGAATCCGCACTCCTGATCGCTGCCGACGAGGACCGGCCGGCGATCGACCGGTGGCTCCCGCCGGACGCGGACGAGGCCGCAGCCGCTGCCGGCGGCGATGGCGGGATCACCGTCAAGAACCTCGGCCTGCAGGTGCGCAAGGCCGCGGGCGACACCATCGAGGGGTGGGGCAGCACCACCACGATGGACCGAGACGAGGACGTGATCGAGGCCGGCGCCTTCCGCGAGAGCCTGCCCGCCTACCTGACCAAGAACCCGATCGTGTTTTTCAATCACGACATGTGGCGCCCGATCGGCACCGTGGTCGAGGCCGAGATCCGGGACGTGGGCCTCTGGGTCAAGTGCCGGATCGTGGACGAGGAGATCCAGAAGCTCATCGCCGAGGGCGTGCTGCGCACGTTCTCCGTCAGCTTCATCATCCGCGATTTCCGATGGGAGAACCTCGGCGACCCGGACAAGAACGAGACCCGCATCATCACTAGAGCCGAGCTGATCGAGGTCTCAGTAGTATCGATCCCGAGCAACCGGGACGCCATCTTCACCGTGGCGAAGGCGTGGAAGCAGCGCAACCGGGTGGCGAAGTTCCTGGACGCACTCGAGCGCGATGCCGACCAGCTCTGTTGCGCGACCAAGATCCCGGCGCTGGTGGACTACCGGCGCTTCCCCGTGGGCGACCCGGCGGCGGCCTGGGGCTGGGACGCCAAGGCGATCCGGGGTCGCTTCGGCGGCCACGTCCTGCGGCTCTGCGGGACGGTCGAGCGGGACGGCGATCCGCTGCTGCCACACCACACCCTCGTGGGCGACGAGCTCCGCACCAGCCCCCAGGGCGTGCGCCTGGCCATGGCCCAGCTCCTCGCCGGAGAAGTGGCCCTCGACGAGGCCGAGCGGCGGGCGTCGTGGACGCATCTCGCCGCGCACTACGAGGAGTTCGGCGCCGCGGCCCCGGACCTCACCGACGGCCGCCAGCCGGGGCAGTATGCCAAGACCCTCGGCACCCACCAGCCCGGGCTGATCTTCTCTCGGTCCCGATTCGACGAGCCGCGAGCGCTCGCGTGGGCGCGTGAGCGTGGATTCGATGTGCGCTCCCTGACGCCGGGCTCACACACCCTCCGATCCATCCCCGAAGGTCGCGTGGCCGGTGAGCAGCTCACCGTGGCCGACGGCGTGACCTTGGTTTTGACCCGCAAGGACGAGGACGATACGATGACGCGGAAGCAGCACGAAGATGGCTCGGGCGATCCTCCCAAGGAGACCCCGGCCGAACCGGCCGACGGCAACGCCGACGCCGGGACCCCTGAGACCCCCCCGCAGGAGAGCGGTGACCGGGACCCCCAGGGTGTTCTCACGGCGGAGGAGATGCGGGAGGCCATCCGGGCCGGCGTGGTGGCCGGCATTCGAGAAGCGCAGGGCTCCCCTGGGGGGGACGCGGATCTGCAGGACGTTCCCATCCCCCTGTCCGAGGAGGCCGCCGGGCTGGTCGAGTTCATCGACCGCTACCGCGCCGAGTCCTTGAGCCCTGAGGCGCGCCAGCGTCTCGCTGAGCTGCTCAAGGAGGAGGTCGGCGCACTCCAGGCCAGCGGGGAATCATCCCACGAGGAGTGATTCCATGCCGACCCCGGCAACCCCCAAAAAGCAGGGCGACACCGTCGCCTACTCCAAGCTCATGCGAGCGGTGGGTGCCCTGCACCAGACCATGGACCAGGGTCTCCCCGGGCCGGAGACCATGGATCGCATCGACCACCTGCAGCCGCTCTACCGGCAGTTCGACCGGGACGAGCGGACGCGGGCTCGGGCCCTGCCCCCCGTCGAGATCGGCAAGCCGATCAAGTCGTTCGCCCAGCAGTTCCTCGACGACGGCGAGGCTCGTAAGGGCGTCACGAAGGACGGTCTGCGGGATCCCCGCAGCCTGAGCCGCCGCGACGTGCAGAAGGCGTATGCGCAGGCCGTCACGTCCGATCCCAAGTCGGATGACAGCATGGCCGCACTGAGCCCCGCGTTCCTGAGCGAGGAGACGCGCGCCAAGCTGAAGTTCTGGCAGGACCTGCACGACGCGTTCTCGTTCACCTACTTCGCCCATATCGCCGACGACGAGAGCGGTGGGTACGACCCGCGGATCGACTCCAAGCGGTGGCCGTTGTACAAGCAGCTCTTTGACGAGCTGGTGATGAAGAACATCCTCACCACCGGCGGAGTGGCTTCCGGAGCCGAGTTCGTTCCGACGCTGCTCTCCGGCCAGCTCATCCCGCTGTTCCGTCAGGCCCTCGTGGTGGCTGCGGATATCCCGCACTACAACATGACGGGCAAGGTGGAGGAGCTGCCGCTGCAGGGCGTGAGCCCGTTCTTCTACTTCGTCCCCGAGTCCAGCTCGGCAAATCCGGCCACTTCGGTGAACCAGATTCCGAGCATGACGATCTCTACGGGAAAGCTCACGCTGACGGCCAAGAAGCTGGCCGGAACTGCGGTGATCTCGACCGAGTCCACCGAGGACAGCGTGCTCGCCATGCTGCAGTTCCTGCGTGAAGAGGTGGCGCAGGCCGGCGCCGAGACGCTGGACAGCGCGGTCGTCAACGGCGCCACGTCGTCCGACCACCTCGACGACGACGTGACCGCCGACACCGATCACCGGAAGATCTGGGACGGTATGCGCGCCCTCGTGCACGCGACCGAAGGCAAGATCTCCGCGGGCGCCATCATGAGCTCGAAGTTCGTCAGCCAGGCGATGTCCAACATGGGCAAGTTCGCCTCGTTCCCGGACCAGATCTCGACCTACCTCAGCGCCGTGGGCCACGTCTCTCTCAGCCGCGACACGCAGTACATCGGTCGCGACAAGATGGACGCGCAGTCCACGCTGCTCACCGGGCAGGTGGGTGTCTGCATGGGCACCAAGGTGCAGGTCTCCGGCCACATCCGGCGCGACCTGGCTGCAAACGGTCAGTACGACAGTTCGTCCAGCGCCTCCGTCCAGAACACCACGATTGCCATCGTCGCGCATCGCCCGTCGTTCATGATCGGCGACCGGCGCGTCATGATGATCGACCAGGTGAAGGACGTGTGGCAGGACAGCATCGTTCTGCTCGCGTCGATGCGGAACGACTTCATCCGCCGGCAGGCGGAGTCGACGTTCAACCGCAACGTGGTGGTCATCCACAACGTGACCGCGGAGGCTGCTTCCATCACGTAATCCAAAGGCCCGCCGGGATCCGCGTCCCCTGGGCCGTCCGTCCTACCGTTGTCCGCCCCCGGGCTTGTCCCGGGGGCCTCTTCAGGACCTCTGATGCAGACCATCCAATCCGACGCGCTGGTGACGCTGGACGAGCTGCGGACCTCGTTGGGGTTCGCGCCGGGTCAGCGTGTCGAGCTGGATGGGTTTCTCGTACTCGTCATCAACGCGGTCACGCAGCGATCGAACGCCTACTGCGGCCGGACGCTGGGACGCACGACCTATGCCAACCAGCTCTTCGACGGCGACGGCACCGAGTGGCTGGCGCTGCCGCACTTCCCCGTGGACGTCTCGTCGAGCGGCGTGGTGTTCCAGCTCTACGTGGACCTGACCCGCGTGTTCGGTAGCTCCAGCCTGCTCACCCGGTGGGACGAGACCGGAGAGCAGGGCACGGCGCAGTACCGACTGATCGAGGAGGATGGGACCATCGAACGCCTCGACTCCGTGTTCCCTGTGGGGTCCGCCATCGCGAAGGTGAACTACACCGCTGGCTACACCCACGACACCGCGCTGGACGTGGTGATGGCGCAGATGGAGGAGTGCAAGGACTGGTGGGCTCGGCGCGGCCGGGACCCGTCCGTGCAGTCCGGCAGTCTGGCGGGGTTCTCCTCGACGCTGCGCAACGACGACCTCTCGCCCAAGGTCAAGGCCGTTCTCAACGCACACAGCCAGGGGCTCTGGTGATGCTCCCGGTCCCGGTGCCAGACTTCCTGCTGTCCGAGTCCGTGGACGTGGTGGCCCGCAGCCAGCGCGTCGTGGCCGGCAAGATGCAGGTGCACCCGGAGTTCGTGGTGGCCTACGGCGTGCCAGCCATG